AGGGCCGTCACGGGCTGATCGGCCCCATCACCTTGCATTCGGCCAAGAAGACGACCAACATCACCGAGTTTCTTGAGGCATCGCTGGCCGAGGTCGAGGAGATGCGCTACAAGGTGGCGAAAAAAGAAGACTCTACGTTGCAGCAGTTGATCGATAATATCGTTGAGATATATTTGAGAACTCTGTATAAGCTCAAATTCCTGGCATAAGGAGATTATTTTGGAACTTCTCAACCCAATGAGCCAAGCGGATTTCCCCGCTTACTCCGCAACTGCCGGTGCCTCTGCTGGCAACACGACTGCATGGGGCGCTGGCCCACAAGGTGTGGTGGTGTGGTCTGAAGTGCCCTGCTACGTTCAGGTGGGCGTTGGTGCCGTGGCTACCAGCGCCAGCACCCCGATCCCATCCTTTACGCCCATCCCGTTTGTGGTGCCTTTGAACACCAGCGGCGCTCCCTGGCGTGTCAGCGTGATCCGGATCGGCAGCACCGACGGCACTGCTTACGCCAAACCGATCAATAAGCAATGAGCTTCGGTGTAGCCTTCCGCAACGCTGTCGGCATTGGCCTGGGCGGCATCATCTCGCTGTTTGGCGGGCGGGGGAGCGAGCAGGCCCAGAGCAACCTTCTTACCGAGTCCGGTGACAACCTCGTCCAAGAGGACGGTGGCTTGATTTTGTTGGAGTAACACATGCCCGCAGTATCGCTTTCAGCCTTTGGCGGCGTTGGTGCTCAATTTTTTGACAACAGCGGCAATGTGCTGACTGGCGGCAAAATCTACACCTACGAAGCTGGCACAACTACGCCGTTGGCCTCGTACACATCATCGTCCGGTAACACCGCCCACACCAATCCCATCGTGCTGAATGCTGCTGGGCGTGTACCTAGCGGCGGCGAAATTTGGATTCAGTTGCGGCTGTACAAGTTTGTGCTTGAAACCAGCACAGGCGTTTTGATTGCCACATACGACAATGTGGGCAGCAGCTTCAACGCTACCGCAATCATTGCAAATTTTACAGGCAACGGGTCTACGGTTGCCTTCACGCTGGCAAGCGCCCCCGCAGGCGAGAACGCCACCAATGTGTACATCAACGGCGTGTACCAGCAGAAAAACACGTACAGCATTGCTGGCGCTGTTCTAACCTTCTCTCAAGCACCTCCGGTTACTTCGTCAATCGAAGTCAACTACGTCTAAGGAACAATCATGGCCGATACCAAAATCTCAGCACTCCCCCCGTCAACGACTCCGCTTGCTGGCACCGAGGTGTTGCCGATTGTTCAAAGTGGCGCAACTAAACAAGTCAGCGTTGCGAACTTGACTGCGGGCCGATCTTTTAACGCTTTGGGCATGACCCTGACCTCAACAGATGCTGGTGCAGCAGCAGCCCCGTTGCTGGAGTTATACAGAGACTCAGCAAGCCCAGCGGCATCTGACACATTGGGCGAGATTGAGTTTAATGGTGAAGATTCTGCGGGTAACAAACAAGCTTACGGTTTAATTCACGGTTCTATTCTCAGTCCAACCTCAACCGCTGAACAGGGCCAGATTCACTTTGAGACTGCAACTGCTGGCGCATTGACTGAAAAGATGATTATTGGCACAACCAATCTTGTGATTAACGAGATCGGTGCGGTGTTTAACGTGCGGATTGAAGGTGATACAGATGCCAATTTGTTTTGCACAGATGCAACAAACAGCCGTGTAGGTGTGGGAACAGTCGGCCCAACAGCAAAATTGGATGTTGTTGGCGGTGATATTCGGATTGATAACGGCAACCTAATCATTGGCACATCTGGCAAAGGCATCGACTTTTCTATCACTAGTCACCCCGCTGGCATGACCAGCGAGTTGCTGGCTGATTATGAGGAAGGCACATTTACGCCGACATTGTTGTCCGATGGAGCGCAAGTAGACCGCACTTATTCCGTGCAATTTGGCAGATATACCAAAATTGGCAATCGAGTGCTTTTCAACATCTACATTACATTGTCTGCCAAAGGAACTAGCACTGGGTCTACTCAAATTGGGGGTTTGCCTTTCACTTCGGCAAGTGATGCTGACGCAGCAGTAAGTATACTTAACGGTAATGTAATTTATACCGGACAACTTGGGGCGTTAGTACCCGCATCGCAAACAGTACTAAACATTTATGATTTGCAAACAACAGCAGGTTTAACATTTTTAACTGCTACAGGATTAGCAAATAATTCTTTGTTTATTTTAGCTGGTCAATATAAAACTTGAGGAATTATTATGGCACTTACCAAAGCAACGTATTCGATGATTCTTGGCGCTGTCGTTAATGTTTTAGATTATGGCGCTGATCCTACGGGCGCGACTGCAAGTACCTCCGCAATCAATGCGGCAATTGCCACGGGCAAAAAGCTGTATTTCCCAGAAGGGACATACACGACTGCTGGCGGTCACACCATAAGTGCAAAGCAAGGGATTTTGGGTGACGGTATTCAAAAAACCATTATCACCAGCACGCAGACTACGGGCACTTGTTTTAACTTACCGTCGTACACGGGCAGCGAATCCGCTGTTCAACTTGGTGGGCAAAGGTTTGCTGACTTTTCGCTGATTGGTGCGGCCAGCACTGACCCTACCTACGGGTTTAAACTTAAGCAGCAGACCGATGTAATGTTTGATCATGTAGAGATCAAACAGTTTGGGTATGGCATTGGTGGTGTGCGGGATAATGCGGCAAACGCTTGCACTGACATTACCATCCTTGCCCCGCGCATTTTGGACTGCGGTATTGGTTTGTACGCACCATCGTACTGGAGTGGATTGAAAGTTTACGGCGGACTTATTTCTGGCAACACTTGGGCCGTCATTGTCTATGACTCCCAAGATGTTGTTCTGAACTCAGTCTTCCAGTGCCCTGTTACCAGCGCCGGGTCAGTCTTTATTGGCGGTTGCCAAGGTTTTACGGTTAGCGGATATTTTGAGGGCGATGCGTCTACCAATGCATTTGTATCTATTGCATCTCAAAAAGATGTTGATGGCAATGCCACATTGAATGGAATTCCCATTCAATCATGTTATGGCGGCATCGTAGAAAAATCATCGTTTAGTTCTGGCCCCGGTATTCCTTACGGTGTGCTGGTGGACGGTGCTTCAAAAATTGCTTTTGTTGGAAATTCAGCTGGAAGCGGTATTAGCACAGCATTGGCAAGGATTGTGACTGGGGTCACAAAATGCGTGGCAATTGGCAATCATTCAAATCCAGGCACAATTTTTAGCTTCCAAACAGCAACAGATGCGAATACGAATTTGGTGTACGACGATGATGCGCGTTTAACTGTTGCACAAACGCAAAAATTGTCTGTATCTGGCGGCACTCCACCAACAGCGGGCTTGGCTGGCGGTGTTGTTGCCATTTGCGGCGGCGATACCGGACACTTGTTTATGGATAACGGGCGCGATAACGACGTTGCTGCTTTGTACTTCAACGCCTATGGCTACAACGGCGGCAACACTAGATTTCGCAGATTGTTTATTCAAGACGGCAAAGGCAACAACATGATGCAGTTTTTGCCGGACTCTACCAACAACAAAATATTGCTTTCTAACATTCCAACTTCATCTGCTGGTTTGTCCGCTGGCACTATTTACAGCGATAGCGGCACGCTTAAAATTGCTTAATTTAACTAATTTTGGAAAAAAATATGGCACTCTCAAAGACAACTACAACGCAGCACGGATTTGAGGCAATTAACGCTTACCACAGAGTTGAAAGCGTTTCAATTTCTGGAAAAACTAAAATTGGTTTTTGGTTAAAAAGTTACAAAAACATTGAAAGTACACCGTTCGCAGAAAAAGCAATGGTGGCTCCATATGATTTGGAAAAAAGTAACCCAATCAAGCAAGCCTACGAACACCTCAAAACTCTGCCAGAATTCGCTGGCGCAATCGATTGTTAAACCAAAACCCAAGTGGATTCTTGGGTCATACTAGGAGAGCAGCATGCTTGAGAAAGTTCAAATCGTAGACCGCATCGAGGTCTTAGAAAACGGCTGCGTACAAGTACGCACTAAGACCGCCATCATGGAAGATGGCAAGCAGATCAGTGGCAACTTCCACCGCCACGTTGTCGCCCCTGGCGACGACTACAGCAAAGAGGACACCCGCGTTCAAGGCGTCTGCAAGGCTTTGCACACTCCTGAAGCCATTGCGGCATACAAAGCTGCACAAACCGAATAATCTGTCGCATAATCGCGGCACAAACTGTATCGGCCCGGTAGACCGAGGTTTCTAACGAAACACCATGAACGAAGAAAACTTAGCGGTAGTTGACACCGCGCCAGCAGCCGAGGTGACGGCCACCACGGACACTGCACAGATCGCGCCGGAAGTAGCTGATAGTCAAGTCGAAACGCCCGAGGAAAAGAAATTTTCCCAGGCCGAAATCGACGCGATGATCAGTAAGCGCCTTGCTAGGGAGCAGCGCAAATGGGAACGTGAGCAGCAAGCTAGAACCACCCAACCCGTGGTTAGGACGGAAGTCCCGCCTATCGAGAATTTTGAGTCTGCTGATGCCTACGCGGAAGCGCTGGCGGTCAGAAAAGCCGAAGAAATGATCGCGCAGCGTGAGTTCCAGAAACAGCAAACTGCGGTTAACGAGGCTTATCACGACCGTGAGGAAGAAGCTAGGGCCAAGTATGACGACTTTGAACAAGTCGCCTACAACCCCCAGCTTAGAGTCACAGACGCGATGGCCGAGACAATCAAGGCATCTGACATGGGGCCGGACCTAGCCTATTGGCTGGGCAGCAACCCGAAAGAAGCTGATCGCATTTCCCGCTTGTCACCTCTCATGCAGGCCCGAGAGATTGGAAAGATTGAAGCCAAGATTGGCTCCAATCCTACCGTGAAACCAACTACGTCTGCGCCTGCGCCGATCACACCTGTGACGGCACGGACCAGCGGCAACCCGTCTTACGACACGACTGACCCTCGCTCTGTGAAGGCCATGAGTACGTCGGAATGGATTGAAGCTGAACGTGCCCGACAGATGAAGAAGCTGCAAGCACAACTTAACCGCTAAATTTTTAAAGGAATCGCATCATGGCGAATAGCATTCTCACCATTGACATGATCACACGGAAAGCTCTGGAAATTCTGGAGAACAACCTTGTGATCACCCGTAACGTGAACCGTCAGTACGACGACAGCTTTGCTGTTGAAGGTGCCAAGATTGGTTCTACCCTGCGTATCCGTTTGCCCGACCGCGCTCTGGTGACTGACGGTGCCGCCCTGCAAGTTCAGGACGACAACGAGCAGTTCACCACTCTGACTGTCTCCAGCCAGAAGCACATCGGCGTGAACTTCACCTCCGCTGAGTTGACCATGCAGTTGGACGACTTCGCAGAGCGTGTGCTCAAGCCACGTATCAGCCAGTTGGCCTCCAGCATCGACGCTGATGTGGCAAACAGCTACAAGTCCATCGGCAACACCGTTGGCACTCCTGGCACCACTCCTTCGACTTCTTTGGTGCTGTTGCAAGCCCAGCAGAAACTGAACGAGAACGCCGCTGTGATGTCGCCTCGCTACGCCACCGTCAACCCTGCGGCTAACGCTGGTTTGGTTGAAGGCATGAAAGGTCTGTTTAACCCCACCGACACCATCAGCAAGCAGTTCAAGAACGGCATGATGGGCACTGGCGTGTTGGGCTATGACGAGATCAACATGTCTCAGTCGATCAAGCAGTTTACCACCGGCTCGCGTACCGCTACTGGCGGCACCTTGTCCGCTGCTGTGACCGCTGAAGGTGCTACGACCATTGCCATCACTGGCGCTGGGGCAGCAGGCACCGTAAAGATCGGCGATGTGTTCACTGTGGCTGACTGCTTTGCTGTAAACCCCCAGACCCGTGAGTCCACCGGCTCGCTGTTCCAGTTTGTGGCTG